GCTTCGCGGCAGCGGCACCGTTCGGCGCGGCGGCAGGATCAAGCGCAGGTGCGCTCGGGCTGACGTGGGGCGCGACCGTCGTGCCAGGACTGCTTACTGCGGGCGGTCTTGCGCAAGCCGGTCTGGCGCTCGCGCTGTCAGGCGTCGCGGCGCTTCTGTCGCCGCAACCGAAGGCGCCGCACTACGGTGCGACTGAGCGGCGCGAGTCGTATCTGCTGGCCGGGCCGACGAATGCGACGGCCGAGGGCGTGCCGGTGCCGATCGTCTACGGGCGCTGCCGCGTCGGTTCGGTGGTCGCGTCCGCCGGCATCGACGTAGAAGACTGGGGCGCAGCGGGTAACGGCGAGACACAGCCTGGCGGCAAGCTGGGCGTGCTGGCGTGGGGCAAGACGTGACGACGTTGATTCGTGGTCGCGGCGGTGGCGGCAAGGGCGGTGGCAGCCAGCCCACACCGCGCGAGGACCCGAATACGCTGCGCGCGAGCTCGACGGCGCGCATTATCGACGTGCTCGGCGAGGGACCGATCGTCGGCCTTGTGAACGGTGCGCAGAGCATTTATTTCGATGGCACGCCGCTCGTCAATCCGGACGGGTCGCCGAATTTCAAGGGCGTCACATGGGCGCTCATGGCAGGTCTGCCGGACCAGCACCCGCTTCCAGGTGCCAACGCGGCGGAGACCGAAGTGGCGGTCGGCGTCCGCGTCCGCGCAGACACGCCTGTGGTGCGAACCATCAACAGCACGCCGCTGAGCGCGGTGCGAGTCAAGATTCGCATCCCTGCGCTGTCGAGCGTTGATCAGTCATCCGGGAGCATCTACGGAACGTCAGTTGCCATTGCGATCGACGTCAAAACAAACACCGGCGCATGGACCGAAGTCCGACAAGATACCATCGCTGGGAAGTGCACATCGCCTTACGAGCGCGAGTATCGCATCGATCTGCCGTCTGGCGGCGCGCCGTGGCAAGTGCGGGTGCGCAGACTCACGCCGGATAACGATACGACGACGACGCTTCAGAACGAAACATGGTGGTCGTCCTACACGGAGGTCCTGGACTGGCGGCTGTCTTATCCCGACACGGCGTATATGGGGTTCGCGATCGACGCTGCGTATTTTTCGACGATCCCCAAACGCGAATACGACGTCCGTGGCCGCCCGCTCCTTGTGCCGATCAACTACAATCCAGTGACGCGGGCTTACACCGGCGTCTGGAATGGAACGTTCAAGCAAGAGTTCACAGACAACCCCGCTTGGGTCTTCTACGACCTGCTAACCAATGAGCGCTATGGGCTGGGCCGCCACATCCGACCGGAGTGGGTGGACAAGTGGGCGCTGTATGAGATCGCGCAATATTGCGACGAGCTCGTGCCGGACGGCGCTGGCGGGATGGAGCCGCGCTACACGTTCAATGGTGCGCTCGTCGTCGCATCGGACGCATGGGACGCGTTGCAGACTGTCGCCGCGTCCTTCCGAGGGATGATCTATTGGGGCGCTGGGCGGATCACTGCAACGCAGGATCGTCCCGGTGATCCGGTGAAACTCGTAACGAATGCGAACGTGATCGACGGCGTGTTTTCTTACCAAGGATCGAGCCTGTCCGCACGCCACACCGTCGCGCAAGTCACATGGAACGATCCGAGCGACGGCTTCAAGCCGACGATCGAGTGGGTCGACAATCCAGAGGGCATCCAGCGCTGGGGCGTTCGGCAGACTGAAATCGCGGCGGTTGGTTGCACATCGCGCGGCTTGGCGCGACGACTCGGACGGTGGCTGCTCGACACTGAGCAGACAGCGACGGAGACCGTGACGTATCGTGCGGCGCTGGATCACGCCGACCTTCGGCCGGGTGATATCATCGCGGTGGCGGATCGATGGATCGCTGGGCTGCGGATGGGCGGGCGTCTGGCTGACGCCACCACGACGACGCTCACGCTCGATGCGCCTGTCACGCTGACGCCTGGCGAGACATACGCGATTCGCGTCACCATGCCATCAGGTGCTGTGCTTGAGCGGCAGGTCACGACCGGTGCTGGCACACACACGACGCTGACGATCACGCCAGCGCTGCCAGAGGCACCGGCGGCGAACGCTGTATGGCTGCTGGCTGCTGGCACGGTGCAGCCGCGTCAGTTTCGCGTGATCAGCGTCACGGAAGTGGAGCCAGCGATATTCGAAGTCGTGGCGCTGTTCCACGATCCGACGAAATACGCGCGCGTCGAACTCGGTCTGAACGTGCAGAGCCCGAGCTTCTCGGCGTTGCCGACCGGGCCTCTACCACGGCCGACGAATCTGACGGTGCAGGAATACATCGTCGTGTCGGGCGGATCAGCAAGCGCCGCGCTGTCGATATCGTGGCAGCAGCCAAGCGATGCGCGGCTTCGTTCGGCGCAGGTCGAGATACGCCTGCCAAACGATCCGACATGGTATCCGGTCGGCGAGACTGCGACGAGCAGTATCGAGTATGTCGGCACGCGCGAGGGCTTGGGCCGCGTGCGTGTGCGCGCACGTGACGTGTTCGGCCGCGCGTCGGCTTGGACTGAGCAGGACGTTGCGCTGCTCGGCTTGAACGCGCCGCCCACCGATGTGGAGGACGTGCGCGGCACCGTGCTCGGCAATACGCTGCGGTTGACGTGGAAGCCGCATCCGGCGCAGGGCTTCGTTACGTATCGAGTGCGGTTCTCGGCGGCACTCAGCGGCGTGTTGTGGTCGTCGGCGGTAGATGTGGCGGAGCGCTTGGCAGCGCCAATCGCTGAGCTCCCGCTGATGGTAGGCACGTATCTGGTGAAGGCGGAGACGCCGAGCGGTGCGTTGTCGCCGACGCCAGCGCTGTTCGTGAACACGGCAACGCCGATACAGCCGTTCAACGCGGTCGCGTTGTTGACACAGCACCCGACATGGAGCGGCACGAAAGTCAACGTATCTGTGGCGAACGACCAGCTATCGCTCGATGCCGGGCAGACGGTGGGCACCTACTCATTCGCGTCGCCCGACCTCGGCGACGTGTATACGTCGCGCGTCTCCGCGCAGATCGCGGCGGCGGGATTCCGCGGCGAAGATGACGTGTTCGCCTGGTCGGACGTGTTCAACGTCGAGGATATCTTCGGCACGACATCGGATCAGTGGGACGTGGCGTTGGAACTGCGCACGACAGACGATGATCCGGCAGGTTCGCCGACGTGGGGACCGTGGCAACCATTCATGGTTGGAGATTACAGCGGGCGCGCGTTCCAGTTTCGCATGACACTAGAGTCGCTGGACGGTGGCGAGACGCGGGCACTGGTGGATACGCTGGCGGTCGAGATCGACATGCCGGATCGTGTCGAGAGTGCGGACGGGATCAATGTTCCGGCGGCTGGCATGACCGTGCTGTTCAACGTGCCGTTTGCTGCGACGCCCGCAATCAGTGTGACTGGCCGCAATCTGCAATCGGGCGACTACGTGGAGATTACGAATCAGAGCGCGGCGGGTTTCGACGTGCGATTCCGAAACGCCGCTGGCAATGGCGTGGCGCGCATGATGGACTGGATCGCGTCTGGCTACGGTCGCAAGCTGAACTGAGGGGACGATGGCGCAGAACGACTACGGCAACCCGACATCTCCATTCACCGGCACGCAGCTAAACAACAGGCTGCGTGACTGGCGCGATGCGCTGCATACACTGCATCTTGGAATGTCGCGCCCGTCGTATGCCGTTGCCGGAATGTTGTGGCTGCAGGATATCAGCTCGACCGAATGGCGGCTGCATCTCTACGACGGCAGCACGGATATCCTGCTCGGCACGATCAACCCGACGACGGATACGTTCACGCCGGCTGGCGTGACAGGATTCGCGCCGTTGACAGGCGCGACATTCACCGGCGCGGTGGTGGTGCCGAATGCGGCGGCGGATGGACACGCGCTGAATCGCATCACTGCGGATGGGCGGTATGCCCAACTCGCGGGCGCGACGTTCACGGGCAACGCGATTGTCTCAAAGGACAGCCCGGGGCTGATCCTGAACAAAACGGCCAGCGGACAGACAGCGCAGGTGCTCGGCCGGACCGGCGGAGCCAACCGGTGGGGGGTCGAGCTCGGCACCTCTACGGCCGAAGGCGGCGGCAACGTCGGCAGTGATTTCATTGTTCGCCGCTACGCCAATGACGGCGCGATGCTCGGCGCACCGGTGATCATCAACCGCGCGTCGGGCGCGGTGACCCTGGAAGCACTACTAACGCTGCCCGCTTCCGACCCGAGCAATGCAAACCACGCGACCCGCAAAGGCTATGTGGATTCGGCGATTGCATCAGCGGTCGCAAACGTTCCGGTCGTGTGGGAAAAGATCGCAGACATCGCGCTGGCAAACAGCACGGTGGTTGAGGTCACGGGCTTCAGCCTGGTGGATTACCGCGCGGTCGTGGCGCATCTGATCGGCGCGCGCATCGGCTCGAACAACGCCGACGTCTACACACAGGTATATCGAGGCGGGTCACTAGTCGGCACTGGCTATAACTGCCTGCGCGAGATAGCAGCCGGTTCAACGCTGTCCGTGTCAACGCTGTCGTCGAATGTCATGCCGATTACCGAGAGCATCACGGGCAACGAACCATTTACGAGCGCGATCACGATCACGCAGGCGAGCAGCGGTGAGAAGCCGCAGTTGCAATCGCAGTCGGCCTACACGTCGTCGTCTGGAT